TTAGAGGTATACAGGTTTATGATACAGCAGGATCAGAAATTACAGGAGCTAATAGATGGTTAGAGAAAAAAGATGTAACGTATCTTCAAGAGTATCAGGATGTAACAGGAACATCTGCAGCACAAGGTCAACCAAAATACTATGCTATGTTTGGTGGTGCCACAGGTGAGGCAGACACTAACTCAGGAAGAATATTCGTAGCCCCTACTCCAAACACCACATATAGATTTAGAGTTCATTTTAACAAAATGCCTGATCTATTAGAAGATAATGACACCAACTATATCAGTCTTAACTTTCCAAACGGACTGTTATATTGTTGTCTATCAGAGGCATATGGCTTTTTAAAAGGCCCGATAGACATGTTGACTTTGTATGAAAATAAATATAAACAAGAGATGACTACACTGATGGCGCTGTTCGTATACCGGTAAACTCAGCAAACCCGTAGGAGAATAAATTATGGCGATATCATCAGCAATATGTTCAAGTTTCAAACAGGAACTTTTACAAGGTAAACACAGTTTTGAGTCTTCTGGTGGACACACTTTTAAGATTGCGTTATTTACTAGTTCAGCATCTTTAGGTGCAGCTACGACTGACTATTCAACATCAAACGAAATAACTAATACATCTGGATCTGCATACAGCGCAGGTGGTGCAACTTTAACTAATACTGGAGTTGGATTAACTAGCACGACTGCGTTCACAGATTTTAGTGATGTAACTTTTTCATCTGCTTCTTTTACTGCAAACGGTGCATTAATATATAATACAACAACAAATGGTGGATCAGGAACAACTGATGCAGTTTGTGTTATTGCATTTGGTGGTGACAAGACAGCTAGTAATGGAACTTTTAAAATCGAGTTTCCTACAAACGATTCTTCTTCAGCAATAATCAGATTAGCATAGGAGGCCGACCATGTCGGTAAACTCAGGATGGGGCCGATTTACCTGGGGACAGGCTTATTGGGACGAGGATACAACCTTAAAAACAGGTTGGGGCGCGCAAGCTTGGAATGATGGTGAGTGGGGTGAATTAAAAGATCAAACAATATTCCCAACTGGTTTTTCAATTACATCTAATATAGGAACAGTTGATGTACCTGATGTTGTTCTTACATTAACAGGTCAAGAAATTACATCCTCTCAAGGCGAGGCTTTTGTTCCTGTCATCGTTGAAGGAATATCAGCAACATTCTCAATCGGTTCAGTGTCCGTGGTTGATATGCAGGTTGGTCTAACAGGTCAACAGGCTACTTTTGCTACTTCAAATGTAGAGGTTAACGACATGACTATTGGTCTGACAGGTCAAGAGTCAACTTTAAGTCAAGGAACAGCGAAGGCACCAAATGAGACGGCGATATTATCTGGTCTATCAATTACATCAGAACAGGGGACAGCTACAGGAACCTCTTCTCAAGAGGCAGATTTAACTGGAATATCTTTCAGCGCTAGTATTGGTAGTGTAACAATACCAAACGATGTGGTTCAGCCATCTGGATTAGAGGCTACATTTGCTCAGGGAACTATCATAGGATTAGGTGGAGCTGTTGCTCAACCAACAGGATTATCAGCCACGGCAAGCGTAGGATCTTTAACAATAGAAGAAGGTCTAGGATTAACAGGTCAATCTTTTAGTGCTAGTATTGGATCCGTATCACTAACTGATATTATTGTTGGATTAGATGGTTTATCAATAACGTCTAGAATAGGTGCTGTAGATATCTTTGCATATGGTGATGTTGACACTGGTTCAAATACATCATATAACAATGTTTCGACGGGTTCGAATGGCACATATTCGGATGTTGCAACTGGATCAAATACAAGTTATAGTGACGCTGCATAGGAGATAATTTATGGCATCAACATTTACACCTTTAGGTGTTGAACTTCAAGCAACTGGTGAAAACGCCGGTACATGGGGTGATAAAACTAATACTAATTTAAGTCTTATTTCACAACTATTTGGTGGTTTTAATTCTCAATCGATAGCAGGTGGAGCACAAACCACAGCTTTAACTGTTGTTGATGGAAATACAACTGGAACGGCTCAACACAGAATGATTGAGTTCACAGGTTCAATTACAGGAAATCAAATTGTAACAATACCTTTAGACGTTGAGACTTTTTACATTTTAAGAAATTCAACATCAGGTGCTTACACAGTTCAATTTAAATACGTATCGGGTAGTGGTGGAACAGTTACATTTTCTGCTACAGATAAAGGTGATAAATTAGTTGTTGCAAAAGCTAATGATAGCACTAATCCAGACATCGTTGATATATCTTTTGGATTATCTTCGATTGTATCGGACACATCACCACAATTAGGTGGTAACCTAGACACTAATTCTTTCATGATAGATTTCGATGATGCCCACGGTATCAGAGATGAAAACGGAGCAGAACAATTAATTTTTGAAACAACCTCCTCTGCGGTAAATCATGTAGATGTAACAAACGCTGCAACAGGAAGTGGTCCACAGGTAGGAGCCGTTGGTGATGATACTAATATCAGTCTAAAATTAAGACCAAAAGCAACCGGTAATATCGAGGTCATGGGTGCAACAAACCCAGGTCAGATTCAGCTCAATTGTGAATCTAATTCGCATGGGATTAAGCTAACCTCACCCCCACATAGTGCTGGACAGTCTTATGAAATAAAATTTCCTACTGGAAATATAACAGCAGGCACATTTTTAAAGGTAGATAGCGTTTCTGGGTCAGGAACCACTGGAGTTGGTACACTAACCTTTGATTCTTCACCAGCAACAACAGGAAAAGCTATTGCAATGGCAATTGTTTTCGGCTAAAAGGAGTAAATTATGGCAAACCCAAATATAGTATCAGTAACAAGTATTAAAGGTGAATCGGTTGGATATAACCTAACAGCCACTACAACTACAACTTTATTAACAGTTGCTTCAGAAAAAATCGTTAAAGTAAATAGAATTACAGTTGCAAATGTTGATGGAACTAATGCAGCTGATGTCACAATTTCAGTTGTAAAAGCAAATTTCACACCAGATGGTATATCAAACTTTGATACCTCTGGAACTTTTCACTTAGCAAAAACGGTATCGGTTCCGGCTGACGCAACGTTAGTTTTACTTGATACTCCAATTTATTTAATGGAAGGTGATGTACTTAAAGGTGGAGCAGGTGCAGCATCTGATCTAGATTTATTCGTATCATATGAATCGATAGACGACGCATAGGAGGTTTAGATTATGGCTGGAAATGGCGGAATAATTGGACCCCCAAATACAGTGCAAGCTGCACAGTGTATCTCTGCAAAAAAAACCACATTTACATCATCAGGTACTTTTACTGCACAGGCAGATTCTAACGCTGATTTTTTAGTTGTTGGCGGTGGAGGTGGTGGAGCTTATCGTGGAAATGGTGGTGGAGGTGCAGGAGGTTATCGTGCAGCAGGATGTTTTACACCAAGCCCAACACAAGCATCAGCAGTTCCTGTAACATCAGGAACTCCTTATACGATTACAGTTGGTGGGGGTGGTGCTGGTTCAACTGGAACTGGTAATAATGGTGGTGATGGATTTCAAGGAAGTAATTCAGTTTTTTCAACAATAACAGGAGCAGGTGGTGGCGGTGGAACTTATGGTTCTTCAACAGAACCAACTAATACTGGTGGCTCTGGTGGTGGCGGTGCTGGTGGACCATGTTCGGTAGCTGGTGCTGGAAATACACCACCCACAGATCCTCCTCAAGGTAATAATGGTGGTACCGGTCATCCAAGTTATGGTGCTGGTGGTGGCGGTGGAGCTGGCGCTGTTGGTAATAATGCTCCAGGTTCAACTGCTGGAACAGGCGGTGCTGGTATAGCAAATACGATTACAGGTTCTTCAGTTACTTATGGTGGTGGTGGCGGCGGTGCTTCTGAAAATCCAGGAGCAGGAGTTGCTGGTGGATCAGGTGGTGGAGGACAAGGTGGTTCTAGAGCAAATAATGCCGGTTCAGGTACTGCAAATACCGGTGGCGGTGCTGGAGGAGGTGGTTATAACACTCCATCTCAAACCGGAGGTACAGGTGGTTCAGGCATAGTAATTATAAGTGAACCAGCGGTCACAATTCCAAAACAAGCGCCAGGTGTTTGGCAAATGAATACAGTTTTTGATTTCGTAAAAGATGATAATTGGGTAACAAGAACAGCATCAATAGATTACATGGTAGTTGCTGGTGGTGGTTCTGGTGGTTCATTTAGAGGTGGTGGTGGAGGTGCAGGAGGTTATCGTGCATCAGGATTTGGACCAAGTCCATTACAAGGAACAGCATTAAGTTTAGGTTTAGGAACTTTTCCAATAACAGTTGGAGCTGGTGGAGCTGGTGTTACTGGTACTCTACCTGCCGACACTCCAGGATTACCAAAAGGTAATAATGGATCAGATTCAGTTTTTTCAACAATAACATCAACTGGTGGTGGTTCAGGAGGATCACAACAAAGCCCAACTCCGTCAAACCAACCTGGAAATGCAGGTGGATCAGGTGGAGGTGGAGCTACTTCTAATCCAGGAGGAGCAGGAAATACACCAACTACTAGTCCTGCACAAGGAAATCCAGGAGGAGATGGAGTATCACTTTCAGGATATTATCAAGCAGGTGGAGGTGGTGGAGCTACCGCAGCTGGAAGCGATGGATCAGGTTCTCCAGGCGCTGGAAACGGGGCTGGTGGTCCGGGTGGTGCAGGAGCACCAAACGCAATTACAGGAACAGCAACAACTTATGCTGGCGGTGGGGGTGGTGGATCTGAAATTCCAACTGGAGATAGTCCAGGAACAGGTGGTGCTGGTGGTGGTGGAGCCGCTGGATCAGGTGCTTCTGGATCAGGTACTTCTGGAACAGCTAATACTGGTGGTGGAGGTGGTGGTGCACAAGGTTCTCCGAGTGCTACTGGAACAAGTGGTGCTGGTGGTTCGGGTATCGTTATTGCAAGAACACCTTCAGATACAGGAGTTATACTTGCTGCAAGTCCAGGATGTGCGGGATCAGTATCTCAAGCACCAGATGGTGGACAAGTTGCAAGTTTTACAGCTTCAGGAACTTTATCAGTTTTAGATTCAGGATGTGGTGTTAGTGCAAATTTCTTAGTCGTAGCAGGCGGTGGTGGTGGCGGAACCGGTGGATTAAGAGCCGGTGGTGGCGGTGGTGCAGGAGGTTATAGGACTTCTTTTAGTTGTGGTTGTGTATCAAGTTTAAATTTAGCAGCAGGAACTTATCCAGTTACTATTGGTAGTGGTGGTGCAAGTCCATCTCCTGATGGTAGAGGTTGTAATGGAAGTGACTCATCATTTTTTGGTATTTCCTCAGTAGGAGGTGGTGCTGGAGGTGGTCAATCAGCTGGACCAGGTAATTCTGGTGGTTCCGGAGGTGGTGCTGGAGATCAACCTCCAGGAGGTTGTGGTGGTGCGGGAACTCCTGGTCAAGGAAATTCAGGTGGTAACGCTCATGCACACCCAGCGTCAGCAGGTGGTGGCGGTGGTGGAGCAAACGCAGCAGGTTCAAACGCAGGTCCTAATTCAGGTGGAGCCGGTGGTGATGGTAAAGCAAATAGTATTACAGGATCCCCTGTTAGTTATGCAGGTGGTGGTGGAGGATCTGATAATTCTGCTCCTGGTGGAGCAGGTGGTGCCGGTGGTGGTGGAGCAGGTGGTGGACCATCTGGAAATAACGCTACAGCTGGTACAGCTAACACTGGTGGAGGTGGCGGTGGAGGTCACCAAAATAATGGTGCAGCTGGTGGATCAGGTATCGTAGTTGTTCGTGTTCCAGGATGTGCTTCTGTATCCGTAGCGCCAGGAACTAATAGTTTAGCAACATTACCAAGTCCAGCAGGAGGCTGTAAAGTCGCCTCATTTACTGTATCAGGGACGTTGACTATAAGTTAAAAATAAATTATAAATATTAAATTTAAGGAGTAATATTATGGCACATTTCGCAGAATTAAAAGCAATGACAGATCCTACTGGATTTACGTCAGATTCACATCAAATAGTACAAAGGGTAGTTGTTGTAGGCAATGATATTTCAGCAGGAAACGGGACTCTTGGAGATAATGACATGCATGCTGACGGAGAAACATGGTGTGTTAATTTTTTTAAAGGTGGAATTTGGAAACAAACTTCTTACAATAATAATTTTAGAAAACAATATGCAGGAATTGGAATGGTTTATGATCCTGTAAAAGATAAATTTTTAGCACAACAACCTTATGCTTCATGGTCATTAGATGGTGATGATAATTGGAAAGCACCGATCACTTACCCATCTATTACAGATGATGGTCAAGCAGAACCTGAGTGGTATTATAGAATTACTTGGAACGATACAAAATACCAAGCTGACAACACGACAGGTTGGGAAGCAATTAAATCAAACGACGAATCGGAAACACCTACCAAATATAATTGGAATGGCACAACTTGGGTGTCCGAATAGGAGACTCAAATGCCTAGATCAAAATCAGGCTCATCAAATGGTGGTGTATTAGGAGTTTCTAATAAAACCTCTTTTGGTAAAGATACTGTTACAGTTAAAACATCAAGTGCACCAAGTGCAGTTACAACTCAACCAGGGACAAGAGTTATAGATACATTAGTCGTTGCTGGTGGTGGCGGCGGTGGTGGTTATTATGGTGGTGGAGGAGCTGGTGGAGTTGTGCAAACAAGTAATATACCTGTGTGTGGAAACACCGCTCTTGGAGCTGTAACAATCGGTGGTGGTGGTTCAGATGGAGGTGGTGGACCTGCAAGTCAAGCTGGTTGCGCTGGTTCAAATTCAAGTTTAGTAGTAGGATGTACAACATATACTGCCACAGGTGGTGGAGCTGGAGGAAGTGCTATTGATAATGCTACTGTAGGAGGATCTGGTGGTGGCGGAGGTGGTAATGGTAGTGCAGGAAAAGCCGGAACTGCTTGTCAAGGTAATGCCGGTGGTAATGGGACAACAGTTGGTTCATATGATAATGCTGGCGGTGGTGGCGGTGGAGCCGGAGGAGCTGGTGACAATGGTGTAGCTCCAGGGCCATCAACTGGTATTGCTGGAGATGGTGGCGATGGATCAGATTTGTCAAGTTCTTTTGGAACAGGTTTTGGTGTGTGTGGAGTAGTAGCTGGTGGTGGAGGCGGTGGAAAACAAGGTAATCCTATTTCCGTGCCAACAGCCGGTGGTGCAGGAGGACCAGGTGGTGGAGGTAGAGGAGTAATTTTTAATCCCGCTGCACCAGGGGTATCTACAGCTGCAACAAACGCAACTGCAAACACTGGTGGTGGAGGTGGTGGAACATTAGGTGGAAGCTGTACTAGTGGAAGTGGTGGATCAGGAGTTGTTGTTATAAAAGAAATTAATAAAGCAAGTGGTGTGTGGTCAATGCAAAGTCAATTTCAAGCAAAAAAATGTGGAACATGGCCAAGAGCATTAGTAATAGCAGAGTATTTAGTAATTGCTGGAGCTGGAGGTGGATCTAAACACACTGGTGGTGGCGGTGGTGCTGGTGGTTATAGAAATTCATTTAATTGTGAAACTTCTGGTGCAAGTTCATCTTCAGAAACACCTTTAGGAGAATTAAGTCCAGGATCATATACAATTACAGTTGGTGCTGGTGGAGCTAAAAATGATACAACAAGTCAAGGAAATAATGGAACTAATTCTAGTATTGCAAATCCAGGAATATCAACCATAACAGCAACCGGGGGTGGTTCAGGAGGAGCTTATGCTTCTATAAACGGACAACCTGGGGGTTCGGGTGGTGGAGGATCAGGTAGAGATGATCCTAGTGGTGGAGCTGGAGGAAGTGGTACAGCAAATCAAGGAAATGCTGGAGGAGCTGGTTTATTTAGTGGACCATCTGGTCCTTTTAGAGGAGGAGGTGGTGGAGGAGCTGGATCCGCTGGAGCAGCTGGTAGTGCATCTGGAAACGGCGGAAATGGTTTAGCATCATCTATTACAGCCTCTCCTGTTACAAGAGCAGGTGGTGGCGGTGGTGGAGCTTCTAGTGTTTCAGGTGGATCTGCAGGTTCTGGTTGTGCTGGGGCTGGATCAAATAGTTCTTGTGCCGCAGGTTCTGGAGCTGCTAACAGTGGAAGTGGTGGTGGAGGAAATGGACCAGGGACTTCTGGTGCGGGTGGATCAGGAGTAGTATTTTTAAGAGCACCGGGTGGTGCTAGTTGGTCAGTTGCTCCTGGAACTAACGCATTAACAACCACACCA